TATAAATTTGATGCAATTATCAAAAATAACAGTACATTAGAAGATCTTAAAAGTCAGGTATTAAATCACCTTGCTTAGTGTTCCATCCTTCGTGTCCTAATTCAGTTAAACAGTTTAAACACACTGACTTAAGATTAGTGTGTTTTATATTAATCATATTACCATCTACATAGTACACTTCAATCTGTTCGTAGTACTTACTTTTAAATCCACATTTCTCGCAAACAGTTTTCTTTTTATAACCTGCTTTTGCCCACGGACTTTTCTTACCGTCTGCTTTATGCTTACGATTGCAACTATCACATTTTTTGCGATAGTAAACCTTTTCCCCTTTACGATAGTTAAAGGCTGCAAACTTTTTCTTGCATTTAGTACATATAGGTCGTTTTTCCATACAAATATTTAGCGGTGCCCTTTAAAGGGTACCTGGTATCTGAGTCTAATAGACGCCTTTTTGTTGCAAAAGTATAAATACAACTACAAAATATTAATATATATTATATATTCGCGAGGTATAAAATGGCACTTATTTCACCCGGTATCGAGGTCAAAGTTATAGATGAATCACAGTACGCAAGTACGGCAGTTGGTACGGTACCAATGTTGGTGATAGCATCTGCACAAGACAAGAAAGATCCAACCACAGGCAATACTGCTAGTGGAACTACAAAAGCAAATGCTGAAAAGGCATATTTAATTGGCTCACAAAGAGAACTAGTTTCTACATTTGGTGAACCATCATATTATCAGAGTACAAGCGGAACTGCTTTACATGGCTATGAACTAAACGAGCATGGCTTAATGGCAGCCTACAGTTTATTAGGCGTTAGTAACAGAGCATACATCGTTCGTGCAGACATTGATTTAGGACAGTTAACAGGAAGTGCAGGACGTCCTGCAGGTGACCCGGCTAACGGAACACACTGGCTTAACACTACAAAGACTAAATGGGGAATTTTTCAATGGTCTTCAAGTACACAAACATTTACTAATAAAGTACCGGTAGTAATTACTGCGGCAACTGATATGGATTCTGGTATTCCAAAAGCACATATTGGTTCAATAGCAGATTACGCCATTGATACTACAACAACAAACAACAAACTTTTCTTAAAGACAAGTGCAGGTTGGCAAGTTGTTGGTGTTAATTCATGGTACAACACATGGTCAGCAGTACAAGGCACAGTAACAAATCCAACAGTAACAGTAGGACATACTATTACAATTAACGGTAATGTCATATCAATGACAGGCACAAGTGCTTCTCAAGTGGTAGCAGATATTAATGCCGCAGGTGTTACAGGTGTTACTTCACAAATTAGTAGCGAAGGAAACATTCGTTTATTTGGAACTGCTGTTACAAACCTTGGAAAAATTGCTATTAGCGGATCAGGTACATTACTAACAGACATTGGTATGTCAGCAGGAGATTTTTACATTCCAGCAATTAACATTGATCCACACACTTCAATTCCAGAATGGAGAAGCGGTGATGCAGCATCAAGACCAACTGGAAGTATTTGGATTAAAACAACAAATTCCAACACAGGTGCAGACATTGATGTTAGTGCATACAGTTCAATAACAGATTTATTTGCAGATAAAAGTGTTAAGTTATACAAGTCAGAAGAAGATGCAATGTATGACGTTGATGCTATTGGCGGTGGATTAAACGTTGCTACAGGCAAAGTAATTGCGTTAGCAGAAAAGTCAACATTGGGCGAAGTAACATATAAGTTATATGAGCGTAAAGTAAAAGGCGAAACAGTACTTACAGGTAACTTAACTAGCCCAACATTTACTGCAAGTGATGCCTTTACAATTATTGCAAGTGGTAAAAACACAATAGCAACATCAAGTGCATCAGTTACATTAAGTGGTACAACTAAAGAGTTATTTGTACAAGAATTTAATGCAGCGGCTGTTCCATATGTTACTGCAAAGTTAGAAGATACTGGTGCAATTACAATTACACACAGTTTAGGTGGATTTGTTAAATTAGATGAAACTACTGGAACACCGATTGAAGATGCAGGCATAGTTAGTGCAAACAGTTATGCAAGAGACGATGTTACAACTGGTGAAATTATTGTAAGTAATTTCCAAGCATTAACATACGTTGTAGGCGCAACACAACCTACTGCAAATCCAGATAACGGTCGTATGTGGTACCAGAATATTACTAACGAAGTAGATATTATGATACACAATGGTACAGACTGGAAAGGTTACCAGAACGTAACAGTTGACGCAAGAGGACTTGATTTAAGTCAAACTAATCCAGATGGACCTTTTGTAGGTGCAAGTGCTCCAACAGAGCAAAGCGATAAGTCAGCACTAGTACTAGGTGATTTATGGATTGACACAAGCGATTTAGAAAATTATCCGTTTATTAAACGTTATCAATTAGTTGATGGTGAAAACAAATGGGTAGCAATTGATAAAGGCGATCAAACAAGTAGTGATGGTATATTATTTGCTGATGCACGTTATATGGGCGATACAACAACAGATGTTGTAACAGGCACAGTAGCAACAATTAAATCATTATTAACAAATGATACACTTGATTTAGACGCACCGCGTAAGTCACTTTATCCACGTGGTACACTATTGTTTAACACAAGACGTAGTAGTTACAATGTTAAAGAGTTTAAAAGAGATTACTTTAATGCAGATAATTTTCCAGGGCAAGTATTACCAACGGAAACAGATGCATGGGTAAGTATTGCAGGTAATAAAACTGACGGTTCACCATATATGGGTAGAAACGCAGTACGTCAAGTTGTTGTAGAAAAAATGAAATCAGTACTTGATACAAGCGGTGAGTTACGTGAAGATCAAAGAAACTTTAACGTAATGGCAGCACCAGGTTATCCAGAGCTAATGGCTAACATGATTGCATTAAATAATGACAGACGTAACACAGGCTTTATAATTGGTGACACACCATTTAGATTAGCGGCAAACAGTACTAATATTCAGAACTGGGCGTTAAATAGTAACTTAGCAACAGACAACGGAGATGATGGACTAATAAGTGCAGATACATATATGGGTGTGTTTTACCCACATGGTATTTCAACTGATTTAGATGGAAACAGTATTATGGTTCCAGCAAGTCATATGCTTTTAAGAACATTAATACGTTCGGATGAAGCAAGTTTTCCATGGTTTGCACCAGCAGGTGTAAGACGTGGTATAGTTGACAATGCTACAGGACTTGGTTACTTAGATACTGTAACAGGTGAGTTTGTATCAACTGGTGTACGCGAAAGTTTACGTGATACATTATATGAGCAAAGTATTAACCCGATATCATTCTTTCCAGGTAATGGAATACTTAACTATGGTAACAAAACACGCACAGCAACTGCAAGTGCATTAGATCGTATTAACGTTGCACGTTTAGTTGCATATGTACGTGAAAGATTAGCAGTTATTACTAAGCCGTTTGTTTTTGAACCAAACGACAAGTTAACAAGAGATGAAGTAAAACAAGTAGTTGAGCAATTAATGAATGATTTAGTTGCAAAAAGAGGCTTATATGATTACCTAGTAGTTTGTGATGAATCAAACAACACAAACGATAGAATTGATCGTAACGAATTGTATATTGATATTGCAGTTGAACCTGTTAAGGCAGTTGAATACATTTACATTCCAGTTCGCATACAAAATACAGGCTCTATTTAAGAGCCTGTAATATACAGTGAAAAAAGTGACTAAATACTACTAACAGGAGCAAAAAAATATGTCAGTAAGTTCATTAAGCAAGTTTACAGTACCTTTAGCATCGGATCAGTCCGCATCGGCTCAAGGTCTGTTAATGCCAAAATTAAAATATCGCTTCCGTGTAAGTTTTGAAAACTTTGGTGTTTCAACTCCACGTAGCGAACTAACAAAACAAGTAATTGATTTTACTCGTCCAGCCGTAACATTTGAAGATGTTCCGATTGATATCTATAACAGTAAAGTGTATATCCAAGGTAAACATACTTGGGATCCAGCCACAGTTAACTTACGTGATGATGCATCAGGTCAAGTTGCAAAATTAGTTGGTGAGCAAACACAAAAGCAGTTTGATATGATGGAACAGTCGAGTGCAGCATCTGGTATTGATTTCAAGTTTATCACACGTTGTGAAGTATTAGACGGTGGTAACGGAGCAAGTGCACCAAATGTACTTGAAACTTGGGAATTGTACGGTTGCTTTATTTCAAACGTAAACTACGGTGATTTAAACTATTCAAGTAGTGAAGCAGCAACTATTGCCTTAACAATTAGATTTGATAATGCAGTACAGACACCTATTGGTGCTGGAATTGGTGCTACAGTGGCAAGAACAATTGGTGAGGTTGTTACTGGCTAATAGAAGTTAGGATACTAACATGGCCATACTAAACTCTTTTCTAACTGCTCTTTCTACCGGTGATAATGTACGCGATTATAAACATGCGTCTAAAACATTTGTTGATGGAAACTATCGTCTTGCTCCTAAGCATAGATTTTTATTCCATTGTACTTTTGGCATTAATCCGGGACTAGGTTTTAACTTTGCAGGAAGTGAGCAATTAGAGGCAAGTTTTCTCGTAAAAAACGTAGACTTGCCTAAATACTCCTATGAGTTAGCCGAACACAATCAGTATAACAGAAAGCGTTATACATATAATAAAATAAATTACGACCCTGTACGTTTAACATTTCACGATGACAACAGTGACATAATTCGTAACATGTGGTATGCTTATTATGCCTTTTATAATAACGATCCAAACTATGAAAGTGGCGGAACTTATTCTCTAAAAGACACATATACAAAGATGCCAAATGGTGCAAGAAACTGGGGACTAGATCGTAACAGTGGACAGTTTTTTAGTCACATAAAAATTTATAGTATCTACCAAAAGAAGTATACAGAATATTGGCTAGTCAATCCTATAATTCAAAGTTTTGAACACGATAGACATGACTATGCAGACAGTCAAGGATTAATGGAAAATTCTATGACTGTAAAATTTGAAACTGTTAAGTACAAGTCAGGACTTGTAGATGGCGATGGCCCGGCAGGTTTTGGTGAAATGCATTATGATAAGGCTGCTAGTCCTTTAACACCGCAAGGTGGAGGTACTACTAGTGTATTTGGACCTGGTGGTTTAGTTGATGCGGCAGGTAGTATAGGCAGTGACTTATCAGGTGGAAATATAGCAGGAGCAGTTGTTACTGGTTTAAGAGGAGCTCAAAATCTTAAAGGTGCAAATCTTAAGAGTATGCTAAAATCAGAACTAACAGGCATGGCAACAAACGCACTTAGAGGAAATAATCCAATTGGTGATTTTAAGTTTCCAAGTAGTGGTTCAGGATCAACAGGCGGTGCTAATCCATTGCCTAATGTACCTAAAGTAGGAACAGTTGCAGGTAACTTTATACCACCTTCGCAGAATAAGATAGCAAGTAATGGTGTTAAGGTAGGTGCAAACTTAAAGCAACCATTAGCAAACGCACTTGGTAAGTTTAACTTACAGTCGTTAGAGGATATGTCTTCACAAGCATTTAGTTTAGTTGGAAAAGTAACAGGATCGTTACCTAAGTCCTTTGGTAATTTAAGTGGATTTGTTGACAATCCAGACTTTCAAACTAATTTCCAAAATGACTTAGGCAAAGCACAAAACTTTATGAGTGGTAGCGGCCCAGGATCGTTTAAAGGTGAACTAGGAAAAGCATTTGGTAAAAATCTTAGTGCAAGTCCTAAAGGAGTTACAAAAGTAACTAAAGGTTTACCGGCAGTAATAGCAACATAAGAGGTATAGATGGCTAATTTACCAGTAAGCAAAACAGCAGTATCAGAAACAGATGTTTTTAATTCGTACAATACCAACGAGAACGTTACAGTTACTTCAGGTGAGTATGATGCAGTATTGGGTTTCTTTTTAGACAAAACTGATGGAAACAATGAGATTGCAAATAGTTTAACAGACACAGTGATTAGTATCGCTACTAACACAGGTAATTCTCCAATGATAATTGTTGATGAATTAAGAGAATATGGATTAAACGATATACAACAAAGTATTATCAGTTTACTCAATCAAACACGCAACGATACAAGTATGCTAGGATTTAACAAGAGTCAATCTCCAAACAATTTAGTTGCTCGTAACATATTAAGTTAACCCGATGGCAAAATTTGCACAAGGTAAATTTACTTTAAAATCTCCAGAAAAGTATGTTGGATTAAAAGCACCAACTTATCGTAGTAGTTGGGAATGGGCATTTATGCAATTCTGTGATAATCATCCAGGCATAACACAATGGTCAAGCGAAAGTGTAAAAATACCTTACAAAAATCCACTTACAGGAAAAGCATCAATATATCTTCCAGACTTTTTAGTTGTATATTCAGACAAAAATGGCAGACAAAGTGCAGAACTTATTGAAGTAAAACCAAAAAAAGAAACAACAATGGAAAGTGCGGGTAAGAGTCAAATGGCACAAGCTCGTGTAATTGTTAATATGGCTAAATGGGAAGCCGCTAGTCGTTGGTGTAAACAACAGAGAATCAAGTTTAGAGTTGTAACAGAAGAAGATATTTTCCACAAAGGCAAAGCAAGGTAAGTAATTATATGACAAAGAAATTAGAAGATTTATTAAACTTAGCACCTGCTGATGAAGTACAAGAAGAAACAGTTACAGAACAACAAGACGTTATTCCTGTGCCTGAGGCAGAAAATTATCAAAACGCAATGAGTAAAGCAGATAAAATTGATGCCGCACTACCAATGGTAGAAAACCTTGAAGCAAGTGATGGCGAAATGGATGAGATTGCAGATACTGCCAAAGACACATTTAAAGATTTAATGGACTTAGGTATGAATGTAGAAGCAAGATATGCCGGGGATATTTTTAGTACCGCGGCTCGTATGTTAGATACTGCACTAAATGCCAAAGGTGCTAAAATTGATAGAAAATTAAAAATGATTGACTTACAATTAAAGAAAGCAAGAATTGATCAAGTGCAGGCAAAACACGACGGAACCGACGATTCCGACGGTGACGCAGTGGTTTTAGATAGAAATGCTTTATTAGAAAAACTAATGAAAAACGATAAATAACTTATATATTACATAGAGGTCTGGATAAAATGAAAACATTTCAACAATACTTAACGGAAAGTAAAAAAGAATACAAATTCCGTATAAAATATGCCGGCACTCTTGAAGATCAGCACATTGATAGAATTGAGATGGTACTCGGAAAGTACAGTGTAACTGACATGAGTAAGCCAAAAACAACTCCTATCCAGGAACATCCAATGGATTTCCAAACATTAAAGAATTCAGAAGTTAGCATGATTGATGTTACTGTAAATTATCCTTGTACTTCTGCAATATTAAGAAATGAGTTAGCCGAATATGCTGGACTTTCAGGGTCGCACTTAGTTGTTATTAACGCTGAGCACCCGGAAGAAATTGCACGTGAAGAAGCGGCAAACGCCAAAGAAAAAGAATATGAGCCTTTACTTGATAGCGACTATGAAGATAGTAAAGATGACCCAACATTTGGTGACAAATATAACGAGAACATGCTTAAAGAATTAGAGCGTGGTACTCCGGAAGTAGAAATAGCCAAAAAAGAAAAAGCAGGAAAATAACATGGATTTAGAAACCTTATTAAAATATTCAGGCATGGAAAAAGATGTATCTGAAAGTAGAATGTCTGATTTAGATATTGAAGCACAAGATAACTCAAGAAAAGATTTTATTGACATGCATTCAAAAACATTTGGCAGTGACGAAGAAGCCGGTAAATTTTGGGACGATTCTAAAGAATCAAGGGATTCAAATGAATCTGTTGAAACAGAAGCAGTAGGTACTGCCGCTGATCCAATTATGGACTTATGTGATGACGTAGGTTGTGATCCAGATCATCCTATATTTCAAGAGCTAGTACGTTACTTAGATGTTGATCAAATTGCAGACTTTGTTTCAGATTATCGTAGAAATCACGATATGCCAAACGGAATGGATGAAACAACTGAAGTAGCAACTGAAGTAGCAACAGAAGAAGTTGTTGATGAAGCATCTGAAGAGCCAGTTGCTGAAAATGATAAACCAGCAGTAGAAGAAGTTGCAGTAGAAGAAGCAGAAACTGTTGAAGAAGCAGACGTACAAGAAACAGTAGAAGTTGCAGTCGATGACTTAGCATCACTTATGTCCTTAGCGGGCTTACAGGCAGATACACAGGCAGCGAAAGCACTGGATGAGTATTCTAATTCACCAGACGAAGATTATATGGATGCGGATATGCAATTAAACAAATTGTCCGGAGGACTAAACGGGCCAAAAGCCCACACTAGAAAAGAGGGTCCGGGGGATAACCCACTGGCAGCAAAATTGGCAGACCAACTACAGGCACTTATGTCGAAGTAAAATGACTTTTGAAGAAGAGTTAAAAAATTTAAAAAAACTAGCAGGGGTTGAATCGTATAAAGGTTTGACCCCTTATAGTGAGAATCTCTCTTATGTGGGAGATAAAAAATCTAAACATATGAAGAAGAAAAATATTAAACCAGGAACACCAGAATGGTTTAAATTATGGTTTGCACAAACACATCTTACTGGTGAGAATCCTTACTAAACTTAAAGTCATCTACATTTCCAATATATTCTAACCAACTACTGTGTCGTACAGTAAATGGACGAGTGCGTCTAATACTAGATAAGTTAAAATAATCTGGCGTAAACGTTTTCCTAATAGGAATCATTTGCCCAACAGTATTGCCTTTTTTTGTATTACATTTTTTACAAGCACTAACACAATTTTGCCAATTTGTTTTTCCACCTTTGCTTAGTGGAAGTACATGGTCAACAGTTAATTCAGTAGTAGGAAAAGTATCAGCACAATATTGACACTGATACATATCACGTAAAAACAAATTATAACGAGTAAATCTTATTTGTTTTTTTACAGGGTAGTATTTTCGTAATGCTACAAGAGCAGGTACTTTAAAATCCATATTAGGACTGTGTACTTCCCAGTCATCATATGTTTCAATAATTCTAACACGATCTAAGAAATATAATTTAACAGCCTGTTGCCAGCCTACTACACTTAATGGTAGTAAACTTAACGGTTGATAATTACCATTTAGTACTAAACAATCACTCACAATTTTTACCGATAAATAAGTTATAATATGTATACATTATACAATGAGAGAAGCAAATGAGCAAGAGTTTAGATGGGGTTTTAGTAAAAAGAGCCCACAAAACCCAAAAGTTTTCTGAAGGACAATTAGAAGAATTTATAAAGTGTGCAAACACTGATAATGGTCCTAACTATTTTATGTCAAATTATTTTCACATACAACATCCTGTCCAAGGAAAAATGTTGTACAAGCCTTTTCCTTTTCAAGAGACTCTCGTTAATAGTTATCACAAAAATCGTTTCAGTATTAATTTACTAAGTAGGCAAATGGGTAAAACAACTACTGCCGCAGGTTACTTGTTGTGGCATGCAATGTTTATTGCTGATAGCACAATTTTAATTGCGGCACATAAGTTTAGTGGTGCTCAAGAGATTATGCAACGTATACGTTATGCATATGAACTATGTCCTGATCATATTAGAGCAGGTGTTACTAACTACAACAAAGGTTCAATTGAATTTGAAAACGGAAGTAGAATTGTAGCACAAGCAACAACAGAAAACACCGGACGTGGTATGAGTATTACATTGCTGTACTGTGATGAGTTTGCATTTGTTCGTAATACTATTGCTACAGAATTTTGGACATCAATATCTCCTACACTAGCAACAGGTGGATCTGCAATTATTACAAGTACACCTAACAGTGATGAAGATCAGTTTTGGTTATTATGGACACAAGCAAACGATAACGTTGACGAGTATGGTAACGAAAGTGATGCAGGAACAAACGGATTTGCTCCTTACAAATGCTTATGGCAAGAGCACCCAGACAGAAATGAGCAATGGGCATTAGAAGAACGTGGTAGAATTGGTGAAGAACGTTTTAGACGTGAGATGGAATGCGAACCTATCATTTATGAAGAAACATTAATTAATCCAGTTAGACTAGCAGAACTTGATGGTACAGATCCAATTGAAAAGCAAGGGCAAGTACGTTGGTATAAGAAGCCAGTAAAAGGACAAACTTATATGGTAGCACTTGATCCTAGTTTAGGAACTGGAGGAGACAATAGTGCAATACAGATACTAGAATTGCCTAACTTAGTACAAGTAGCCGAATGGATGCACAATAAAACACCAATAGTACAACAAGTAGCAATTATGAGAGAAATATGTGGATACTTGGCTGAATGTATTGGCGAGCCAAACGATGTCTATTATAGTGTTGAAAATAATACACTTGGAGAGGCTGCACTTGTTAGTATTGCCGAAATTGGTGAAGAAAATATACCCGGAGTATTTTTAAGCGAACCGCGAGCACACGGAAATGCAAAAAGATTTCGTAAAGGGTTTAACACAACACATAGAAGTAAGTTATCTGCTTGTGCAAAAATGAAATCGCTAATAGAAACTAAACGTCTTAATCTTCATAGTAAAAACCTTATTAGTGAAATGAAATGCTTTGTTGCAACTGGAAATAGTTATAGTGCAAAGCCTGGAGAGAAAGATGATTTAGTAATGAGTTTGTTACTAGCAATAAGAATGACAAATGTAGTTCGTAATTATGATGCTAGTATTGAAGAACGTATGAAAGATCACCTTGATGATATAATAGAACCTATGCCATTTATACTGATGTAGGATAAATATTTGTATAACAAAGGAGTCTTAAAATGGCAAAACGTGGCGGAAAAGGCGGCAAAAGAAAGTAATATAGATTGGAGCGAGTACTTCGCTTCGATTGTTAGTGTTTGTCCATGGAGTAAGTCTTACTGGCGAAAGCAAACTATAGACATACAGTACTGGAAAGGCATAAACAATATTACGCCGTTAGAAAATTACGTGGCTAGGATGTGGATACATACACATGCTAGTGGTAGATTATTGTGTAAGATACACAATAGGTTAAACCAGTGCAGATTGCATGAAGAATGGTTGTACAGTCATCCATGTTATGGAGGACATAGTACTCCAATTCCTGTTCTCATACAACAAGATCTGGCTATTTTAACCAAAGCAAGAACAAACAATTCGGATAAATAACTTTATGCAAATACACAATAAAATAGCGACAGATTTAAGCAGTATATTAGCCAAGAAGTTTGACAAATTAACTATTGCAAACGAACAGGCACAGAGTACTATCGAGCCAGACGCAGGTAGAATTTTTACACTTGAGTACACAGGCAGTGGAAAGAGTTATGGAAGTGTTACAGTTAACATTGTTGATCCAGATGCACTAGTTGTATATTACAACAATAACATTACTGAAGACATGCGTTATGATGACAAAAAAGATTGGTACACATTTTTAAAAGAATTAAGATATTTTGCAAAAAGAAACTTAATGGGTTTTGATGTTAGAAATATCGGCAAACAACAATTAGATAAAAAAGACTATGCTTATATTAAAACAAACGATACAAGTGATACAGTTGAAGATGTTACTGAGAGTAAACTACACGGAAGTCTTAAAACCAGTTATCAAAATATTGGTGAAGTACGTTTAGTTATTAAGCACTCTAAACCAGTTGATGAAGAAAAACGTGGTTCACGAACAAGACAAATACACAGTTTGTTTATTGAAAATACTGCAAAAGAGCGTACAAAGTTTCCTTTTAGATTTTTAGCAGGTGCAAGAGCAATGGCACAACATGTTAATCAAGGTGGTGCTCAAATAGATGAACTTGGACAACACATACATGAAATGAATCAAGAAGTTATTGATCTTAAAAAGTTTGTAAAAGCATTTAGACGTGCTGATAATTTTGCAGAGCAAGATGAAGCACAGAGTATTATTGAACAAGCAAAAGAACGTGCAACCGGTTTAGTTGCAACATTAAAAACATTATCAGGTCCAAAAGGATACAAGTCTTATGTAGAGCAATACGAACCTACAGAGTCTACTATCGAACAAGCCGACTTAGATAATATTCGTAGTAAACTAATTCGCATTGAAAGAGACAATATTGTGGATTCTGTTTTACCAAGTTTAGCCCAAGGAATTAAAGCAATGAATGAGAAACAAATCGAAGACACAGTAGCCGAAGCAGAGCAGGCTGTATCACAAGCAGATAAAGATTATGATGACTTTGAAAAAGAGCAAGATGCAAAAATTGCCAACAGAGCAAGTGATTTAATAAAGTTTGCAAAATCTCCAGATGATATCGAAGTACAAAATAATCCAGGAGCACAAGCAGAACTTAATGCAGAACTTGAAATAGTTAAAAGTAGTGGACAAGAAAAAGATCAAAAGAATAGAAGTATAGTTATGAAAATAATTGACTATTTAGAGTTAAATGCTGTAGATAGTGAACTTGCTAATGCACTAGGTAATCTTGACACTGATAATGCAAAGCAGTATAACGCGGCAATGGGTCTTGCACTAAAATATCTTAAAGGTAATGTTAAGATGTCAGAGCCAAAAGCAAAGAAAAAATTAAAAACCGAAGATGAGCAATTAGAGAGTTGGGCTAACAATCTAATTGAAGGTACTTGGGCAATTCCAGATACAGCAGAGGCAATTGAAGCACTTGAAAAATTAATGCAAAATCCTTTACCAGTTGGACCAGATGCACAAAATGCCAGTAATGCATTAGGCGGCATTGTCGGTGATGACGAACTGTATGACGATCTTGGAGAGTTAAGCGACGAAGACCCAAATGCAGATTCAAGAAAAATTATACAAAGATGGGTATTAGCAAATATACAGCGTTATGATATTGATGAACAGTTGATAAAAAGAGCAATGGTAGCCGTTGATTATGACGATGGTTCAGTTAGCGAAGATGATACTGACTATCCACAAGTACAACAAAGGAACATTGACAAAAACAACGTTATAGAAATCTTAAAAAAACATCCTGTAGAAACTAAAAAGATGCAAATGAGTAATGATTTAATGTCAGTATACGATACTGATTTGTATATGGATTTATTTGATTACTATTCAGAAGATATGCCGTATGGTACAGTTCATGCTACTGATGGAGA